TACTGCTTCAGCGACAGGTGTTGTTAGAACCGCAGCAGACCTTGGCCAACAGGAATACGGTGCTTTCCTTCGCACAGTAATTCCAGAACTACTTGACCAATACGGCAACGTAAATGCAACTGCTGCTATTGCTTATTACAACCAAATGCGCGAACAATGGTCAGAACTTTATGGTGCAGCAGCAAAACGCACCGCTGGACGTGACGCAAATCGCACAGCCGCACAACGCTATGCAGCAGCGGTCACTGGTAGCAAAATAAAAGTTGCAACAAATGCAGAAGCGTTTTCGGCAACCTACGCACCAACTTACGACGTTGCTTCAAAGACAGATGCAGTTATGAACTTCGCAATGAAGGTCCGCGCAAAATACGGGCATGAAGCGTCCGTGCAAGCAATGAATAATGCGTTGACCCGTGAAGTTGCAATGTTCCACCGCGACACAGTTTTGTTCAACAGTGCGATTGACCCTTACGTGAATCGTGTGCAACGTGTCGCACAGGCAACTGCGTGTGAGTTCTGTAGACTTATGGCATTGGGTAGCCGTGACGGAAAAGTGCGTGTTTCAACTTACGCAGCAAAATTCCACGACAACTGCCACTGCACAATTCAACCACTTTTTGAAGGCGACCAACCAGTTCGTCCTGACTATTACGACCAGTTTGAAAAACAATACGCAGAGGCTTCTAAAGGAAACACTTCTGCAAAGGACATTCTTACCGCGTGGAGAAATCCACAACAGTAGACTTCCAACAATCCGTTGGACGACAGCCGCATGGCTGGACAAATTCCTGCATAGGAGAAAACGCAATGAGTGACGAAATCACTACAGAAAACATTGAGCCAGAAACAACCGTTGAAGTAGCAGAGCCGCAGGGCAACGCAGAAACCGATTGGAAGGCCCAAGCCCGCAAGTGGGAAGCCCGTGCTAAAGAAGCACAAGCAGACCGCGAACTTGCAGCCAAATGGCGTGAGTATGAATCTTCACAAAAGTCAGAGCATGAGAAACTGGCTGAAGAACTTGCAAAGGCAAACGCTATTGCTTCCGAAGCAACTAGCAAACTAACCCGCTACGAAGTGGCTGCCGAAAAAGGCATTCCCGCCGAAGCGATTGACCTGCTAAACGGTTCAACCAAAGAAGACTTGGAAGCCGCAGCAGAAAAACTGTTGTCACTTATTGCTGACCAGTCAAAACCAAAAACCCCTAGACCAGATGAACTGCAAGGCAAGCCTGCAAATGGCAACGCTGGACAGTTGACCCAGGCAGATTTGAAAAGCATGACTGCTGCACAAATCATGGAAGCCAAGGCCAACGGACGTTTGAATGATGTTCTAGGAATCCATTCATAAAAATCAAAGAAAAGGAAATAACCTAAATGGCTATTGACAACTTCATTCCAGAGATTTGGGCTGCTGGTGTGACCACAGCCTTCTCAAAGGACCAGGTAGTTATCCCAACCCTAACCAACACCTATTCAGGCGAGGCACGCAAGGGCAACACCGTTCACATTATCGGTGCAACCACCCCAACAATCACTGACTACGCTGCTGCTTCACGCATTATCGAAGCAGAGGCAGGTGCAGATTCAACTGTTGCACTTCTAATTGACCAGGAAAAGGCGTTCAGCGTTTACGTTGACGACATTGACGCAGTTCAGGCTGCTGGCACATTCGACGCTTGGGTTCAGGCTGCTGGACGTGCACTTGGTGAAGATGCAGAAGCAGCAGTTCTTGCTGCAATGATTTCTGGTGCAGGTTCAAACGCACAGGCTTCAACACCTGTTGCAGTTGACACCCCAGACGAGGCTATGGCTGCACTTCGCGCAATCCGCACAACCATGACCAAGAACAAGGTCCCTGCTTCAGACAGATTCGTAGCAGTTAACCCAGCCATGGCTGACCTTATCGTTGCAGGTCTAGGCACCAACGCTTCAGGTCTAGGTGCAGGCGAACTTCGCAATGGTGTAGTTGGTTCAATCTACGGTCTAACCGTTCTTGAAACCCCACTATTCGCAGAGGCTACCAAGCCAGTTGCAGTTGGCTACCACGCTTCAGCAGTGGCATTCGTGTCACAGATTGACAAGGTTGAGAGCCTACGCGCACAGGACAAGTTCGCTGACATTGTTCGTGGACTAAACGTTTACGGCACCAAGGTTGTTCGCGCACTTGGCGTTGTGAAGTATGTTTCAGCCTAATAACTGAATCAACTGCTAGGGGGCTAAGTTTTGGAATGGGAATACCCGTTCGGCTTAGTCCCCTAGCACCCCCCAAAACTTTTGAAAGGAAAACATGACTTGGGCAACTTTTGAAGACGTGCGTGACCGCTGGGTTGGTTCGAATCTTCCAACTGACGCAGACCTAGTGACCGCACTAATCAACGACGCTGAAGCAGTTATCCTAAAAGAATTTCCAAAGATTCAAGACCGCATTGACGCGGCAACACTTCCGTTGAATCTTGTGAAAATGGTTGTGGTTCGCATGGTTAGCCGTGTTCTACGCAACCCAGAAAATCTGACTTATTGGCAGCAACAGACTGGACCGTTTGGACAGTCACGAAACTTCGGTTCTGGTGGTTCAGATATTTGGCTGACTGAAGAAGAAGAAGAAATGCTTGCACCTGATACCCGCGGCAAAGCATATCAAATAAATCTTGCACCAAATGCAACACACTACAGCCAAATTATCCTAATGAACGGTGACGGATACACAGCCACCGACGAACCTTTGGACAGGGCAACTTACTAAAATGTCTTTTTTTCGCGGCAATGAAACCGTAATCATTACACGTCGTTCTTCAAACGCCACAGATGATTTTGGAAATAAAACTTACACCAATACAACAATCACAGTCAAAGGTTGCTTCTTAGGTTTTGGTGGTGGTTCAGAACCAGTTGACGCGAACCGTGACCCCGTAGACACAAAGGTGACACTTTACTTCCCGAACGGCACCCGCATTGAAGAAGGCGACGTGTTCACAGTTCGTGGCACAAAATTCGTCAAAGACGGCAGCCCTGAAGCGTGGGAAAATCCTTTTGGTTTAGACGCTGGTGTTGTTGTTCAAGTTAGAAAGCGAAATGGCTAACGTCAAAGTTGTAGTGCATGAAGAAGGCATTGTGCAATTCATGCAAGCAAACAAACAGGTCCGCGACATGCTGGTTGGTGTTGCAAGGGCAGTAGCAAACGAAGCACAGTCAACCGCAAGCGACGCTGAAAAGGGTCCAGGCGGCAGAATCACTGGTTATGCAGACGCAGGTTTTTCTGTAGAGTGGCAAGCCCGTGGCGGCAAACGTCCCCGTGTGAATGTTGTTTCTAACGCAGAACCAAAGACTGCAATGGCAGTTCACTTTTACACACAGAAGCGTGACGGTGTAGCCCACCTACGCAAAGCATTGTATTCACAAACTAGAAAGGGTTAGCAATGGCAGTTATTTTCCCAGACATTGAAAAAACCCTTGTCGCTTACTTCAACACTGCACTTGCCGCGCAAGACACAGAACTTGCAAGTGACGTTCGTGTTGCTACCAAAAAAGCACAACCAGACGAAGCACAGCCAGAAAAAGAAATTGTTCTGACAGTTGCTTACAATGCAGAAGACAACTTTGTTATGCGAACCGCTTCTGCCACAATCGAAATTTATGCGTCCGATTACGCAACCGCCAACGAATTGGCATTGCTAGTTGACGCATTGGTGCGCGACTGCACAGGCACCGAAATAAAACTTGCCGAAGTAAGACTGGGACCAGTCCGAATTGGCGAGGAAGGCCCTTCTGAAAAACGCTACCTGGACGTTCGTCTGGTAGTAAAGGGCACCAACCTATAAAGTTTCTGCACCGCAGAAAACCTGCCCACCTAGGGCTAATCCCTTTCGAAAGGAATAAACAACTATGGCACTAACAGCCGATAACGTAGTTGTAGGAATCACTGGCAAGGTTTATGTCGGTCCTACTTCTTCAACTGCACCAACTTCAAGCACAGCAACACTTACTGGTTTCACCGAACTTGGTTATGTTTCAGCGGACGGTGTGACTTTCACAACTGACCGTGCAACAAACCAGATTCGTGCATGGCAGAACGCGGACCTAGTTCGCGAGGTTGTCACAGAAGGAACCGTGACCTACCAGTTCACACTACTAGAAACAACCGAAGATGTTATCGAAACCTACTTCGGTGCAACTTTGACCAACGGCAAGTTGACCCTAGTCCCAACCGCAACTGGTGGACGCAAGTCATTCGTGATTGACGTTGTAGACGGTGCCAAGGGCATTCGTCACTACGTTCCTTCAGGCGAGGTTCTTGCACTAGAGGCACAGCAGATTCAGAATGGCGAAGCAGTTGCTTACGGAATCACCGTGACTGCTTACGCTTCAGCAGGACGCGTTGCAGACGTGTTCTTCAGCGAGTTCGAAGACTAAACCCTTCCCACTAAGCCGATAGGGGGGCCGTAGAGCGGTCACGGCCCCCTTATCTTTAGAACCACAGACCGCAATCCCAGACCGCCAAGACCGCAAAGGAAAACAAATGAACGAACCGCAGGACAACCTAAAGGCCGCACCAAAGACTTACACCTTCAAGCAGAACGGCAAGGAATACACAATTCCTTCACTAACCGCAATGCCAATCGGTGTGCAGCGTAAAGCACGCAAAGCAACAGACGACGCAGACCGCGTTTTTATTATGCTGGAAGAAGCAATGGGTGAAGATTCCCCAGAACTTGCAGCAGTGGATTCAATGGACCCAGAACAGTTTCAAGCATTTCTTGAAGGTTGGACACAGGGTGCCACAGTGGGGGAAGCCTAAAGGTTCTGGAGTTTATCCAGGACCACCCCGCAGAATTGGCCTATGATTTTAGGCACAAATTCCAACTAAGTATTTTTGACATTGGTGGCAAAGTTTCCCTAGCGGAAGCCGTGCTTCTAATCGCCACGCTACTGACTGAAACAGATTCGCACTTGACTGCCGCAGTGCAGCAATGGAAGAATCCAGTTAGCCGTGAATGGATTGTGTTGACACACCTTTACGACTTGCTTGCCGCAGTGAATAGCAAAAACAAACCAAAGCCCTATCCGACACCATGGCCTGACCAAAACAGCAGCCGTCTTGGTAAGGCTAAAAACATTTCAAGTGACGAAGTTATGCGTCGCTTAGGAACTATGAACCCGAAGGAAGAAAATGGCTAGTTCAGCATTAGCAACGGCATTCGTTAACATTGTTCCAGGCACCGCACAAATGGAAGCCTACCTAAAGGGTGGCTTGCAGAATCAAATGGGCACTGCTGGAACTGAAGCGGGTGCCGTCCTTGCAAAGAATGCTGGTCAAGGTTTTTCGTCTAAAATTGGTGCGTATATCAAACCTGCTTTGGCAACCATGGCTGCTTCTTTTGCAGCGGTTGGTGTTGCCAATTTTCTAAAGGATTCAATCACTGCTGCTTCTGACTTCAATGAGCAAGGTGCAGCGGTTGGTGAAGTTTTTGGTAAAGCGGCAGACGACATTCAGAAGTTTGCTGCGTCTGGTGCGAAAAGCCTAGGTCAGTCCAGAACACAGGTTTTGGAAGGTGCTAAAACTTTCGGTGTTTATGGAAAAGCCGCAGGTCTTGCAGGTGAAGACAACGCAGCGTTTTCAAAAGAACTTGTCACACTTGCAACAGACTTGGCTTCATTCAACAACACTTCAGTTGACGAAGCGATTCTTGCATTGGGTTCAGGTTTGCGTGGCGAATCAGAACCACTGAAGCGTTTCGGTGTTCTACTGAACGATTTTGATTTGCGTCAACAGGCAGTCAAAATGGGTTTGATTGAAACCACCAAAACAGCGTTGACACCACAAATGAAGGTGTTGGCTTCTTACGCTTTGATTATGGACCAGACAGCAGTTCAGCAGGGCGACTTCGGACGCACTTCTGAAGGCTTGGCAAACCAGCAGCGTATTCTTGAAGCACAAACCAAAGACTTGTCTATTACTTTTGGAACCGCGTTGCTGCCTATCGTCAACAGCATTGTGACGTTTATGAACAACAACATGGTGCCAGCATTCGACGCAGTGTTTGGTTTTATTAGCGACAACATTCCGACCATTGGAACATTCGCTGGTGTGCTTGGTGGTTTGCTAATTATTTTCAACGCAGCAAGTATTGCAACAAAGGCTTGGGCAGTTGCACAGGGAATTTTGAACTTTGTTATGGGGTTGAATCCGTTCACCCTTATTGCTATTGCCATTGCTGGTCTAATCGCTGCCATTGTGTTCATTGCAAACAAGACAACCTTCTTCCAGGACACTTGGGCAGCCATGACAAAGTTCATTGGCGAAGCATGGAACAACACAGTGAAGTTCATTACCGACGTGGGTAAGAATGTCATAAACTGGTTCATAAACCTTCCCGCAACAATTATGAAGGGGCTTGGCGACGTTGGCAAATGGTTGCTAGACGCTGGCAAAAACATTATTGACGGTTTGCTAAAGGGAATCACAAACGCCGCAAAGGGCATTGGTGATTTCTTCGGCAACATTGGTAAGACTGCCATGGACGGTTTCAAGAAGGTTCTTGGAATCGCTTCCCCTTCAAAGGTTTTCATTCAGTTCGGTAAGAACATTATGCAGGGCTTGAAGAAGGGCCTTACAGACGACATTGCAAGCATGAAAGCCACCATGGAAAAGGTGGGCAACTTCATTGCAGACGCTTTGCTGGACAAAAAGATTTCAAAGAAGACCGCTGCCGCTGCAACCAAGTTGGTCAAAGAATACACAACAAAAATTGAACCGCTTGCAAAAGCACACGAAGAAGTTCTAAAGAAACTTGACGCAGCCGAAGACAAACTAAAAGACAAAATTGCTGAACGTCTAACATTCATTGAAAACATTACCAAGAAGTTTGGTAGTGGACTTGCAATTCAAGACCAAATGACTGCTAAGGACGCAGTTGCACAGTTGAAGGACCGTATTGCACGGACTAAGGAACTTGCAAAAGTTTTGGCAGAGTTGCAGAAACTTGGTTTGTCAGGCGACCTTTACCAGCAGGTTTTGGATTCAGGCAACCTAGAGTTTGCCAAGTCTATCGCAGCAGGTGGTGCGGCAACCGTCGCAGAACTAAACAACCTAGCCGCCGAAGCAAATTCAACTGCTATGCAACTTGGGACACAGGCTGGCGATATTCTTTACAACCAGGGCATTCAGGCTGCACAGGGAATCGTTGACGGTTTGAAGTCTGAAGAAGCAAGTTTGGTTGCACAAATGTCGGTGCTTGCAGATGAATTTAGTAGTCAACTTTCAAGCGTGATTGAAGCGGACACAACACAGGCTTTGGCTGAAGCAGCAAAAAAGACAAAGGCCACAACTAAGAAGGCTGCTGCAAAAGCAACACCAACAAAGGTTAGTTCGGCTAAGGCTTCGCAAGCATTCAAGTCTGTAAAGAAGAAGGCTGCAACTGGTGGTTTGTTCAACCGTCCAACCAGAACACTTATTGCTGAAGCAGGTCCAGAACTTGTGACCCCGTTGAAAGATTTTGAACGCATTGTTTCTAGTGCAACAGGCGGCGGCAACATTACTTACATTGCTGCACCTAACCAGTCACTTGACGCAGAACAACAACTATTTATGGCAATCAAGCGTGCAAAGGCGGTAGGTGCATGGTAGACGTGACCATTTCACTAATTGGTTCTAACGGTGACGAAATTGAACTAGCAGACAGTGGTGACTTTGTCCTTGCTTCTGGTGTCACTGGTTTTGGTATTCCAGCAACCAACGTCCGCATTGACGAATCTGCAACCGCTGGCGGTGTTTGGCGTTTCAGTAAGCGTGGCGTGCGTGACATTGACCTGCCTATTGTTATCATGGGAACAACCCGTTCAGATGTAGAAACAAAGTTGCGTCGTCTGGCAAGACTGCTTCAAGACGGTAAGGGTGCGACAAAAATCGTTGCAAACTACAGCGACAACACCAGCGTGTATTTGAACGCACACTATGTTGGTGGTGCAGAAACACAGTTCGGGTCAGACGCAACAAATTTCTTCTGCCGCTGGGTTGTGCAAATGCAAGCCCCGCAACCATTCTGGGAATCAGAACAAACTGAAAGTTTTAGCATTACCACAGGCAACACAGGCCGTGGCATGTTGCCAGAACTAACAAAACTGAAACTAACTTCTTCACAAACACTTGGTGTTGTTGAAGTGGATAATGTTGGTGACGTGACCATTCAACCAATCTGGACTATTCGTGGCCCAGTGAATGAATTGGTGATTTCTAACGGCACACAATCATTCGGCCTAAACAGCCCTATTGCTTTGGGTTCAACGATTACGATTGACACAGGCAAGGGAACTGTTGTTGACGACGCAGGAACAAACCTTTACAGTTTGCTAAACCCTGCACCTAAGTTGTTTGGTTTGCCGCCAGGCACAACTAGCGTTTCAGTGAATGGTGTTGACGCAACACCTGAAACCAGAATCACTTGCTTCTATTCACCACGCTACGAGGTTGTTCACTAATGCAAATCACTGACCTAACTGTTGAAGTTCGCAATGCCAATTTTGAACGTGTTGGTCAGATTACTGCTGAATACTTGGTTGGTTTCACTGCGGTGCTTCGCGACAAGCAAATTGGTTCATGGTCTATCCCGCTACCAGTAGGAAACACCATGGCAGAATTGCTGCGTGAACCAGGTGCAGGAATTATTGTTTCAACTGCACAGGGCACACTTCTTTCGGGTCCAACGACAGCAGTCATTGTGAATCAGGAAACCGCTGACCCTGAAGGCACTTACGAAATTAGCGGTGTGACAGACATGACAGTTCTGGACGAACGTCTTGCCTACCCAACACCAACAACAGCAGACGTGACAGCCCAAACAACACCTTACGACATTCGCAATGGTGTCGCTGAAACTGTTATCAAAGAATACGTTGACGCAAACATTGGCCCTTCTGCACCACTGGCCCGCCGCATTGACGGGTTCACTATTGAAGTTGACCAAGCCCGCGGCAACACAGTAAACGGTTCAGCCCGTTTCGATAACCTGCTGGAACTAATCACAGGACTGGCAGACGTTGGTGAAGTAAGTTTCAACGTTGAGCAAGTAGGCAACGGCTTGCAATTTCAGGTGACGACAGCCACAGACCGTTCAGCAACTATTCGCTTGGATATTTACAACGGCAAACTGACACGTTCAGAATACGCTTACAGCCAACCACTAAGCACCCGCGCTATTGTTGGCGGTGCAGGCACAGACGCAACTAGAGTATTCTTAGAACATTCAACAGCAGATTCTTTGGACGCTGAAAATGTTTGGGGCCGTCGCATTGAAACTTTTATTGACAGCAGCAACACTTTTGTCGAAGCAGAACTTCAAGCGTCCGCAGATGAAGTGCTTGTCAAGGACGGCAGAACCCAAGTGTCTGCCAGTGTTTCACCAACAGACGACGAAACAATGCTTTTCGGTGTTGACTGGAACCTTGGTGACAAAGTGACAGTTGTAATCGGTTCACTGGAATTGGTTGCAGTTGTGACCGAAGTGGGAATTTTGATTTCCGCAGACGGTGTTCGCATTGGTGCCACCGTTGGTGAACCTAAGAAACTTGATTACGAAACCCAGATTCTAAGCCGCCAAAACAACCAAGCGGTCCGCATTAGCAAACTAGAACGCACAAAGTAAGGAAAACAAAATGGCACAAAGCGCATGGCCTTTTGAAAACGTTGACACGTCTGAAACACAGTTCAGCCAGTGGGCACGCAACATTGGTGAAGGTGTAAAGGGTTCGTCTGCTGGCACAGAGTTGAAGCCGTTTGGTGATTCAACTGGTATGCAGGTGAAAGTGTATGCGGGTCAGGCAATGGTTCGCGGTCACTACTACAGTTCTACTGCTACAGAAACTTTGGCGGTTGCTGCGGCACACGCAACTTTGGGACGCATTGACAATGTTGTTTTGGAACTTGACCCTTCTGCTAACAGCATTGTTTTGTCTGTTGTCACTGGCACTGCTGCAAGCACACCTGCTGCACCTTCTTTGATACAAACAGACGCAGGTGTTTACCAGTTGCTTTTGGGCACTATTACTGTTGACGCAGCGGCTACAACTATCGCTTCGGGTAAGGTCACAGACGCACGCACTTTCCTTGGGGCTATGGAAGTCACTTGGTCTTCAATCACAGGCAAACCAACTTCTTACAGTTCTGCAATTATCACAACTGCTTCAACTGACAAGTCTGCCAACTACACTTTGACTTCAGCAGACAAGAACACTTTCATTCGTTCAACAAACAGCGCAATCACAATCACAGTCCCAGACGTTCTAGCAGACGGCGAAAGCATTCAGTTTATTCAGGCTGGTTCTGGTCAGATTACTTTTGCAGGTTCAGGCATTACACTTAACAGTGCAGACGCTTTGCTAAAAACTGCCAAGCAGTATGCGGGTGCAACTGTAGTTAAGTCTGGCGGGGCTTACTACCTAATCGGAAACTTGGGGTAATTACTTATGCTTATTCCTATTGGTTTTTTTGGTGGTGCGGCTTCAGGAACGTTTGAACATATTTCAACAGTTGATATTTCAAGTGACGTTAGCACTATTTCTTTTAGTTCTTTGCCACAAACATATTCCCACCTAAAAGTTTTCGTTTCAGCCTATTCAAATAAAAGTTATAGCGACAGCACTAACTACTATCTATATTTCAATGGCGACGCTTCAACTAACTATATAAGTGCGGGCTTAGGTGAATCTGGGTTTACAGGAAATGGCAATACAAACGGGATTTATGCTGGGCAGGCAGTTTATTGGACGGGTTATGGTGGCGACGCTAATGCTAGAAATCACAATTATATTTCTGAAGTGACCTTAGTTGATTACAAGTCAACTGCTAAATGGAAATCTGCCAATTATCTTGAAGGTGGACATATTGGTGAAGCAAGTTATTCTGTTAGCAGCGGTGGTGGTATTTGGAAAAATACGGCAGCAATTAGTTCTATAACTATCCACCAACCTAATGCTGCTGGTTCTGCGTTTAGAGCACCAACTAAAATTTCAATTTTTGGAGTAAAATAATGGCTGGGTCTTTTGAAATAATTAGCGAAGTTGTTCTTAGTAGCAACACAAACACAATAACCTTCAGCAGCATTCCTTCAACATATAGGGTGCTAAAAATCTACGGTTTCTATAACCAGAATAATCAGAGTTATATGCAATGGCGTGTTAATTCAGGCACTGGCAGTTTTGCTGCCAATAAGCATATGGGAAGTCGTGGCAGCAACTGGGGCAACTCTATTCAGAACAGCGGTAATGCAGCAAATGGTTCTACTGATTTTTCTAACCTGTTCCAGAATCCAGCATATAACGGCTTTGGTGCTTTTGAAATCACAATGTTCAATGCTTGGAATGGCAGAGGCGTTGGCCTGACTTCACGTTCAGGTGCACCAACAAATTCAAACGGTCTAAATTCAATTAGCGGACATTCGCAACGTGCTTCAGGTAATCTAACTACGTTCGAAATTAGACCGCAAAGTGGCGTATTCTACGCAGGCAGCCGTTTTATTCTTTATGGAGCAGGTAAATAATGGCACTAAAATTAGTTGAAGAAATAGTTCTAACTGGCGACGCTAATTCAATTACTTTTTCAAACATTCCGCAGACAGGCAAAGGGTTGTCTTTGATAATGAGCCTAAGCGCGGAATATTCTATTCAGCCATATCTGCGACTAAATGGTGTAGATTCTACAAGTTGTGACATGTGGATAAACGATAGCGGCGGTAATTACGCAGGAAACTACGCTAATTTCACAATTAGATGTTGCGGTAGGTGGGATAATAGCACTGCGCTTTTTGGTTCTGCGTTAGTTAACATAGACAACTATGCAAGTTCAACGAACCCCAAACCAGTTCAGGCAGAAGGTTTTGCCCCGTTTAATACTACAAATTATGCTTTTCCTGCCATGAGCATGGGGCAATTTTCAGTTGGTGCCGTCACAAGTATTACAATGCTTGCACAAAGTTCTTATCCATTCAAAGCATATTCAAAAATCAGTCTATACGTTAGGGACTAAATCATGGAAAACCCAATCGAACTAATCATAAATTGCGAAACTGGCGAACAGGAATTTGTTCCTGTAAGTGCAGAAAAACTTGCTGAAATGCAGGCAATAGAAGCACAATTTGCAGCAGCAGAAACAGAGCGTCTAGCCGCAGAAGAAGTAGCCGAGGCAGCGAAAGCGTCTGCTATTGCAAAACTACAAGCAGTAGGTCTAACCGCGGACGAAATCGCTGCCCTAACCAAGTAAAGGGGTAGCCCGTGAGCGAAAGCACACCACGCGGCAATTCACAGCAAGCATTACTTATGCGTGTTGTTGAAGACCTTGCCGAAATCAAAGCAGAAATAAAAGCAGACCGTGCGTGGCGTTCAAGAATCGAAAGCATTCTAGACGACCATGAAAACCGCACACGCGAACTAGAAAAAGCACGTTGGCAAACCGCATGGGTGACAGCGTTAGCAAGCGCAGCCCTAACAGCATTAGTGGTTGCAATGATAAACACAAACTTAGGGGCTTAACATGGCAGAGGTCTACACCTTACACGTTGACGCAGGGGCAACCTGGCGCGTTGAATTTGAATACACTAACGAAGACGAAACAGTGTTTGACCTAACTGGCTATGGTGCCATTATGCAATTCCGTGAAACACCTTCGTCAACACTTGCACTAGAACTTGAAGCAGACATTGACGTTGAATTGGGACGTTTGGTTTTTGTTGCTTCGGCTACTGACACTTCAACTTTGTTGTTGCCAACTTACGCTTATGCAGTTGAACTATCTAATGGCAGTGAAGTTATTCGTTTGGTTCAGGGCAGCGTGCATGTTAGTGCAGAAGTGGTGCGTGACTAATGCCAGTTCGTATTGTTAGACAACCAGACACACTTCTTTCCGTTTATGCACACCGTGGTGAACCTGGTCCGCAGGGTCCTGCTGGTCCTACTGGTGCACAGGGTCCACAAGGTCCAAAAGGCGACACTGGTTCAATAGGTTTGACAGGCCCACAGGGTCCACAGGGTGAGCAAGGCGAACGTGGTGAGCAAGGCCCAAAGGGTGACAAGGGAAATACTGGTTCAACTGGTTTGACTGGTCCTGCTGGTCCAACTGGGGACCGTGGTGAGCGTGGCCCAAAGGGTGACACTGGTGAGCAAGGTCCTGAAGGTCCGCAAGGAAACGAAGGTGCACCTGGTCCGCAGGGTGAACGTGGTTTGACTGGTTCAACTGGTCCACAGGGCGACACTGGTCCAAAGGGCGATAAGGGCGACACTGGCGACCAAGGTCCAAAGGGTGACACTGGCGAACAGGGTCCGATTGGTGCTACTGGTGCCAACAACATGAACTGGCAAGGTATTTGGTCAGATACTGTTGACTATGTTGCCAACGACGCAGTGTTCTACAACAATTCTTCTTGGTTTGCTTCAGGCAATCCGACAGTTGGCGAGGTTCCAAGCGAGGAAGCCGCGCATTGGTTTCCCCTTGCTTTGCAAGGTGCAACAGGACCTACTGGACCAACGGGTGCGACTGGCGCAACTGGTGCTACGGGTGCAACTGGTGCAACTGGACCAAAGGGTGACACAGGCGACACAGGACCTAAAGGCGACACTGGCGACACTGGTCCGCAGGGTCCACAGGGACTAACTGGTGCAACTGGTGCTACAGGTGTGGGTGTTGCTACTGGTGGAACTACTGGACAATTTCTTGCCAAAGTTGACGGCACCGATTACAACACAACTTGGACTTCTTCTGCACCAACTGCGGGCTACACTTCTGTTATCAAACATGAAGTAAAAGCAGCCGAAGGAATCACTAAGGGCCAAGCAGTTTATGTAAGTTCTGCAAATGGAACAAACATGCTTGTGTCAAAGGCTTCTAATGCTTCTGAAGCAACGTCTTCAAAAACTATGGGGCTTTTGGAATCTACTGTTTCAACAAATGGTTTTACAAATGTTGTGACTGAAGGTTTGCTGGCTGGTTTGGATACTGGTTCTGCTAATGCTGGGGACCCAGTTTGGCTTGGAACTTCGGGCAATCTTATTTTTGGTTTGGCTAATAAACCAGTTGCACCTGCACACCTTGTGTTTATTGGTGTTGTCACTAGGGCTAATAGTTCTACTGGTGAAATTTTTGTTCGTCCACAAAACGGTTTTGAACTGAATGAATTGCACAATGTTCTTCTTGACGCAGACGCAAGTATTGCAGATAATGAAGTTCTTGCATGGGATTCAGCAACTACGCTTTGGAAGAACCAGACTGCTGCTGAAGCAGGTTTGTCTGTTGTTGGTCACACACACGCAATTTCTGACACAACAGGTTTGCAGACTGCACTTGACGGTAAGGCTGCTACAAGTCACACGCACACCAAGTCACAAATCACAGATTTTGCACACACTCACGCACCGTCTGACATTACAGGCACCGCAGTTATTACAACTGATTCCCGCCTAAGTGATTCACGCACACCAACTGGTTCAGCAGGTGGCGACCTTACAGGAACATATCCAAATCCAACTTTGGCTGCTGCTGGAACTGCTGGCACTTACACAAAGGTGACAACTGATTCAAAGGGCCGCGTCACTTCTGGCACAACCCTTTCAAGCAGCGACCTTCCAGCAATAAACCAATCGTCATTGACTACAACCGTTAGTGATAAGTCTGCTAATTACAGCATTGTTTCAGGTGACGCAAATAGTGTCATTCGTTCAACTGGTTCAGCAATTACAATCACAATTGCAAACGTGCTATCTGTTGGACAGCGAATTGACTTCATTCAATACGGTTCAGGGCAGGTCACTTTCGCTGCTGGTTCTGGTGTCACTTTGAATAGCGCAGATTCAATGCTAAAAACTGCTAAACAATACGCAGGTGCGACAGTTATTTGTGTTGCTTCAGGCGTTTACGCACTAATCGGAAACCTAGGCTAAGGAAAATCATGGACGAACTAAACATTGAACCTACTGTTGAAGTAGAAGTTAGCAACTGCGACGATTGCGAATGCGAAGACGGTGAATGCAAGTATGCGTTGAAAAACGTTGAATGGATTGAACCAGTTGAAGTTCCTAAGCCTTCTAAGGTGAAGCCTGCCGCAGTGAAAAAAGATTATGTTGTTGCAGACGGTGACACTTACGCATTGCTTGGCAAGAAGTTTGTGAAGTCTGGCGAAACCCCGTTTGAAGCAGCGAACCGAATTATGACTGCTAATGGTGGCAAGTCACTTGTCGCTGGTGAAGTGGTGAAGTTCTAATGACTTGGCGTTTACCTTTCCCTGACAAGATGTTGGCTGACCCGTTTGGTGCTTGGCCTGAAGCGCGTAAGAAAATGGGTTTGGGTCCGCACCGTGGTGTTGACTGGAATGGCATGAAAAAAGGTGCACCACTTCCAGCCGTCAATGACGGTGTTGTTTCTGCAAACTACTGGTCTGACATTTTGGGCTGGGTTGTCGAACTGAAGGTCATGGGACCTTGGGGCAAAGAACGCAAAAGCACTTATGTCTACTTTATGTATTGCCACCTGGACAAACAAAGCCCGTTGAAGGTTGGCACAAAGGTCAAGTCTGGTGATTCTGTTGGTGCGGCTGGAACTTCTGGCAAAGCGTCTTCAGGAATCCACTTGCACTTCACGTGTTCACTTACAACTAAGGGCGGTGCAGTTGGCAAAGTATTTGACGGACATGCTTACATTACCCGCCGCATAAATGAAGAAAAAAAGACCGCTTCCGAATCCACAACAAAATAAGGAAGTTATGAAAACAATTCTTTCAAAACTAAAAAACATTCTGGTCCGTTCAATCGGTGTAATCATGTTTGCGTTTATCCCTGGCATGGCTGCTGGTTCAACAACTGTTGGTTGGTTGCAGGGTGGCCTTATTGGTGTTGCTACCGTGTTCAGCGGCATTATTATTTTCTTTGGTGTGCAGTTGGCGTGGGACGCTGGCATTTCTGACCAGGACATTGAAAAGGGTTTTCGCGCTGCGGTTGCCAAGCAGGATTCTGCTGCGGTGAAGGACGCGATTGAAACCAGCAAAGATAATGAAATTAACTGGGACGATTTTGGCGATTTAGATGATGAAGAAGCAAAATAGGTATTAGACTGAACTTTGTCTAGTTGCACTAAATCGCTTCACAAGCCCCCTGCCCTTGATTGGGTGGGGGGTTTTTCTATACCTAAAAACTATTTTTCGTTTATTGAAATTGGTGCGAACGAACGAAAAGGGGACAATTTGCGGGGTTTCTAAGGGACAATTTGCGGTTTTTTGTGCGAACGAACGAATTTTGGCCAAATAAGGATTTGTCAGTAATTTACTGACTGTTATCAAATTGTGACCAAATAGATTTGACAAATGAAACACTAACTGCTTGAATATCTACATAGCCCGAAAGACGGGTTTTGAAAGGGAAGAAAAAATGGCAGTATCAGTTCAGGCAGTAGCAGGTGCAATCCGTGCAACCAAGACCGTAGAAGTTAGTTCACGCTACACACACGCAGGTGCAAAGCACGTCCGCAGTGCAGGCGTTTACACATTCAAGAACTACAAGGACGAAATCGTTCTTGACTACTGGACTGGTGGCTACCAGCACCACGCAGACCGTAAGGACGAACAACTTGCAGACGTAATCACAACACTTTCACGCAAGGGCTACGCAGTAATTGCAAACCCAGTTATGTCTTACGGTGTTGAACAGATTCAACTTGTAGTTGTTGAAGCAAACTAACGACACGCCAAAACGCTAAACAGCAACTTTAGAGTTGCACGCGGGCTAGTCTTATGGTATGAAAATACTTTTCTTAGACTTAGAAACGTCACCTAACCTGGCACACGTTTGGGGCCTTTGGCAGCAGAACGTCGCCATAACCCAGTTAGTGTCGTCCACCGAAGTTATCTGTTTCGGTGCCCGCTGGAACGACAGCGAAAAAGTTATTTTCAAATCCGTTCACCACCACGGCAAAGAAGCCATGCTGGACGAAATGCACAGACTGCTGGACGCAGCAGATGTTGTGATTGGTTGGAACTCAATAAGTTTCGACACCAAACACATGAACCGCGAGTTCCTAGAAAACGGCTACCTGCCACCAGCCCCGTTCAAAGACCTGGACCTTATGCGCGTGGTCAAATCAAACTTCCGACTTCCGTCAAACAAACTTGACTATGTTTCGCAACTGCTTGGCGTTGGTGCAAAAGTTCAACACAGCGGTTTCCAACTTTGGTTGGACTGCATGGCTGGCAAATCAGCCGCGTGGAAAGAAATGAAAGAATACCAAATTCAAGACGTGAACCTTCTGGTTGACCTTTATGAAATCTTGAAGCCGTGGATAAAGAACGGTCCGCATTCTGCTTTGCATGACGGCGTTGAAGGTGGTTGCCGTAATTGTTCGTCAACGAATTTGCAACGTCGCGGTGTTGCTAAAACTAACAATGCAAGTTATCAGCGGTTCCAGTGTCAAGATTGTGGCAGTTGGAATCGTGGCAGCAAATCTTTGACCACCACAGCAATGAAAGCAATTTAGTGACTGTTTTACCGAATGAAATGAAACTGGCTGAAAAGGTTGCTTGGCGTGTTGGTAGCAAATGGTCTTCAGTTGAGATTGACGACCTAACCAGCCACCTTTACCTTTGGCTTGTAGAAAACACGCGTGCGTTGGAACGGTGGCGTTTAGAAGCGTCTGACGGTAAACTGTATGTTAGTTTGCGACGTGAAGCAGCAAAGTATTGTGCACGTGAGCAAGCAGCGCGTGTTGGCAGACCAATAAACGAAAACAACTTTTATTCTGAAGCGTTGGTTGAACGTGCATTGCCTTTCATTTTCGAAGACATTCCACAAACCACAGTTGCACAAAATCCAGTGACAGGTGCACCAGTGAACGTGCCCGCAGAATACGACGTGGCTTTGAATCTTCTAACAGACATTCGCCAAACCTTCTATGGCTTGAACCCTGACATTCGTGAAGTGCTTGCTTGGCGTTTCCGTGACGGTTTGACTTATGAAGAAATTGGTGAACTGAAAGGCATTACTAAAGACGGTGGTGCAAAGTCTGTAAACCGTGCAGTCATTCGTTTGGTGGCTGCCCTAGCAGGGGAAAAACTATGAAGCAAAAACTAGCAGAAGCCATTGCGCTTCTTGACGACAAGCACTTGGTTTGGTCAGATGATTTTGAAAGCATTCGTCTTCCACTTAGTGACCTTTTGGAAAGGTTGCGTCAATCAGAATCCACAGATTTTGACGACGAACTTGACACACTTCTGCACGCACTTTTGCAGATTGACTACACAGACCCAGTGACAACAGACCCACTTCTTCAGTGGTTAGATTCTGCTTCACGTCAACTGGAAATTGTCGAATACGCAGCAAGCCGCAGTGAACGGACCGCCGCTGCAATCAAACGTTTGTTTCGTAGTATTTAGACAATAAGAAACCCCCTAGGTCACATAGACCTGGGGGGTTTGTCTTACGCTACTTTTTGTTTGTTGCGGTAGGCGCGAATCTGGTCACGTTCTTTTACAGTTAGCCCGCCCCAAATGCCGTGGTCTGGTTCGTTCTTGATTCCGTATTCTGCACACTGGGCAACTATTGGACAATCGGCACACATGTCCCTAGCGGTCTTTAGGTTTATTGAACCGTCTTCGTGTGTTGGAAAAAATAAATCTGGAAAGTTTGTGCAAGGCACAATTTCTTTCGCTTCGTCTTGCGCTTTGTAGAGGTCTAGCAGGTCTTTTGAAATTAGTAGTTCGTAAGCCACGGGGTTCCCTTCGTTGCAAAATGTCGCACGGTGCGACTACACTGAATCTACAACATAAAATCTGGAAACGCAAAACCGCAGGGAATCCAATAGGACTACAACCTGCGGTCTGCTAACCATTACTGAAGGGAAATAAAGCAATGGCTAAGAACAATGTAGCAGAACAAATTGAAACACTAGGCGACGCAATCTTTGTTGGAAACTTCGAAGACGGTTCACCCGAATGGCACGCACAACGTGCTAAGGGAATTGGTGGCAGCGACGTTGGTGTTATTTGTGGACTAAGCGAATGGACCAGCCCTTACACTTGGGCAGCGAAACGTTTAGGAAAAATCGAATCTGATTTTGAAACTTCCGAAGCAATGGAATGGGGCACAATTCTTGAACCCGTTATTCTTGATTGGTTTGAACGAAACAACCCTGACCTTGAATTGTGGCGTAATGCTGGAACCTGGCGACACAAAGACCGCGAATGGCAGCAAGCAAACCCAGACGCGTTGTTCAGCGAAGACGGTGGTAAGACTTGGAACTTGATTGAAGTAAAAACTGCACGCTATGAAGACCAGTGGAAACAGACTGAATCTGGTGACGACATTGTTCCACCAACTTACCGTGCACAGGTGTTGTGGTATTTGCAAACTTTTGGAATGCAAAAAGCAAAAGTAGTTGTGTTGTTCAGTGGTTCGAAACCACGCGTGTTTGAAATCACAAATGACAAGTTTGAAGCAGACGCAAACTTGGCGAAGGTCACAGAGTTCATGGCCGAATACGTCAACAAAGAAACACTGCCACCATTCAGTGCACCATTCACTTCAACATTGGAAACCGTGCGATACATGCACCCAGACATTGAAGATAATGAAGTTGAACTAAGCATTGAAGGTGTTGCCTACTTTGAAGCAGCCCGTGCATTGGCTGAAGCCCAAGCAGAAATGGATTTGGTGAAGGCTGAAGTGTTGCAGGTTATGGGTAAAGCAAAACGTGGAATGATAAATGGCCAGTGGGTTTTGACACGTCAAGCCCGCGGCGGCGGTGCACCGTTCTTGGTTGTCAAAAAATGACCCATAACGTGACGCGTTATGCTACTGAAGAAACTAGAAACAATGAAAGAATGGTTTCTGCATTTCTCGAAAAAGCATGGAACGTCGAAATTCTAGACCGTGGACATTATGACCCGATAGATTGGGACATAATCGAAGACGGTGAACAAATCGGTGTGATTGAATTGAAGTCTTATAACCGTTATGCGTCAAAGGACCCAGTGACAATTTGCAACGTTAGAAAATACATTGCATTGCGTGACTGGAATTTAGAAACAGACATGCCAGCAATCTACATGGTAAACTTCTTAGATGAAATACGCTATATTGACGTGAGAAACATAAATCCAAGCCACCCAGTTATGGGTGGGCAAAAAGGCGGACCCCGTTCAACAGATTGGGAACCCGTTTACCAAATACTCGTTAGCAGCATGAAACTGTTAGCGAAGAAGGGAAAACAAAATGGCTAACTACAAAGGCCCACTTGATTACATTGACGTTGCAACCCGCATTGTTGAATTTCGTGAGAAATTTCCAACAGGTTCATTGCAGCAACATTCAGTTGAATTTGTAAACGTGAACGGAAAAGACTGGGTAGTTTACACCGCAGCGGCTTACCGAACACCAGACGACATTCGTCCAGGAATGGGAACCGCTTGGGAACCAATCCCAGGTCCAACAAACTTCACACGCGACAGCGAAGTTCAGAATGCTGAAACTGCCGCTTGGGGCCGTGCAATGGTGGCTGCTTTGGCCGTTGACACACGCAAGGGAATCGCTAGTTCGGAAGAAGTTCGCAACCGTCAAGTTGAATCTGCACCTGCACGAAACTGGTCAGCCGAAACAGAAAAACTGACAGACCGCGACAGCGCAGTTCAGTTGTTCAACGAAGCACGCACCCAGAAGGCACCAAAGGCCGTTCTGGACGCTATCACAGCAAAGGCTAAGAGTTTTGCCTAAAGACCCTTTGAACCCGTTAGCACGCGACAGGGCCATTCTGGTGGAACTGTTTGGCCAGTTGGTTGCTATGGCGAAAGCGTATGAAGCGAATGGGTGGGACGCTACCCCGTTTCAGAATGAAGCGAAGCGGGTTCACATGCGTCTAATCCTTGTGCAGATGAAATTGGAAGAACAGGAATATGACTGAAATTCTTACACCTTCAGATGTTGTGCGTGAACTTGCACGCATTCGTGAAGAAGCAGACCGTGGTGTGAAATTGTTGCAGACTGAAGCGAATGAATTGGTTCGTTTGGACGCGGCAGCAGACCGCATTGAATACACTGCATATTTGGAAGCCAAGGGCACAATAAATGACCGCCAAGCAATCAGCCGTTTGCAAGCAGAAGAAGCACGCATGGCAGCGGAAATGCAAAAAGTCAAAGTTGACTACATAAAGCAGAAACTTCGACAGTTGTCTGAAGCGACCATGGCGGTGCAAACTTCTGCACGCATGGTTGAACTGGATTTCAAGACGACAAGATGATTGAAGAACGTTGTAGTTGTGGTGCCCGTTTCAAAACGGACGAATCTGAAGCGGTGAAGTTGGTTAGGGATTGGCGACGGAATCATGCGTGTGTTTCGCGTGACGAAATTTCTGACACACCAACTAGCGGTTCAGCCCAAGTTGAAATGGCTATGGGTTTCCAACCGCGTGAAATGACTTTTCCAAATCACGAACCAGATTGGGAAGAAGATTGACACCAAAACAGTTTCAGAAGTTTTTAGAACGCGACGGTGGTTGCTACCATTGTGGTAGCACCGAAGCACTTTCACCTAACCATAGGGCTAACCGTGGAATGGGCGGGTCCAAGCAACGTGACGTGCCTAGCAACATTTTTGTGTTGTGCAGCGAAATGAATAACGCGATTGAACAAAACGCACACTTGGCTTCCGCTGCCAGGTCTAAGGGGTGGAAGTTGTGGAATTGGCAGGACCCTACCACGACCCCTATTTTCGACACGCAGAAGAATCAGTGGTTTATCCTGGGTGACGATTTCACCCGTAGCATTGTAAATTCGAAGGGAACCGAATGAGTATTGAAGTAATGAACGCAGTCTGGCGAATGTCAGGTGCAACAGGCCGTGCACGTCTTGTGCTTTTGGCAATCGCAGACCACCAAGGGGAAATTGGTGCGTGGCCGTCTATCACAACTTTGGCACGCATGGTAAATGCGTCCGAACGAAGTGTGCAACGCGACATTCAAGAACTTGTCGAAATGGGTGAACTTGAAGTTCATGTTCAGGCTGCACCTTCACGCGGACAATACAAATCAAACCTTTACTGGGTCACTTTGCCAGGGGTGACAGAATCGCGTTCAGGGGTGACAGATTTTGATTCAGGGGTGACAGAATCGGCACCAGGGGTGACAACAGTTGGCGCACTAACCCTTATAGAACCCTTAAAGAAACCTAATAGAAATATAACTTCTGAAATCGAAATTTCTTTTGAAGAATTTTGGAAGGTCTACCCGCGCAAGGCTGGAAAAGAAGCAGCCCGTAAAGCGTTCGTCAAAGCGTTCCAGTGTGACGGTGAAGATGTTGTTGCTGGTGCGGTTCGTTTCGCAAATGACCCTTACTTGCCGCAAGACAAAAACTTTATTCCACACCCAGCAACTTGGCTAAATGCTGGCCGTTGGTCAGACGACCCGCTGCCGCCCCGTGAGCGGTCTAAAGATGAACTTGCACTAATCGCTGCGGAACAGGCACGAAAAGCCCGTGAAGCGTCGCTGAAGGCCACTGAAGCCCTAATGCGTGAAAGTGCACAGAAGAAGGCTGAAGCCAGCCCACCACCAAAGTGTGAACACGGTAATACAATCGTGTCTTGCAAAATCTGCTTACACCGTAGGTAGAAACCAAAGTGCCCCGCATGGGGACCGAATGAAAGAAGAAACAAATGGCAGTGAATGTAATTTTTGAAGGCTTTGTGAATGAAGTGAAGCCTTTTTCTTGGGGAACCGTTGCGAAGGTTAGCCATTCGCAACGTGCAAAGAATGACGCAACAGGCCAGTGGGAAACCGTTGGCAAAGATTACTTTGACGTGACACTTCCAGAAGGCGTGACCGTGCCTGAAGGTGAACTGGTTCGTGTTGAAGGAACTTTGAAAGTTGGCACTTACGACAAGAAGGACGGCACCACTGGTGTTGCTTTGAAAGTTCGTGCACAGTCCATTCGAAAAGTTGAACGCGGCAACCGTGACGCAGTAGCAGCAGCGAAAGAAGTTCTAGCACCAGTGCCAGATTCTTGGACTGCCGTAGACACCGAATTGCCGTTCTAATGGGCATGGTCTTTTTCTGTTTTGCGTTTGCGTTTTTGTTTTTCGCTAATGCGGCTGCGGTTGAAAACCAGTGGCTTATTTGGGTGAACACAGCAGCGGCGGTTTATTACACCGTTGTTGGTGCAATCACAGGTTGGATAAAGGCCAGACAATGACACGTGAAGAACTGTATTTTTCAGCCTTTGGCACCCCAAGACCGCAGGGGTCCAAACGCTACATTGGCAATGGCCGTTTCATTGAAGCGTCCGACGTTATGCCGTGGCGTAAGGCAATCGCTGAAGCAGTTCAGTTAGCGTTCCAGGCGACGGGGGACGAACGTCCGTTTACTGCACCAGTTGTGGTTTATGCGACGTTTTTCCTTCCGCGTCCGAAATCGGTGAAGCGTCTTTTCCCTACAGTGCCACCTGATTTGGATAAGTTGCAGCGTGCTTTGGGTGACGGCCTTTCGATAAACGCCAAGGCCCTTCAGGACGATTCGCTTATTGTGAAGTGGGTGGCAAGCAAGGTTTATGCCGATTCACGGGAAGCGGGGGTGCGTGTCGCAATCAAATTGGCGACCCCTGAAAACCTGCTAGAAGCCGAACTTGCCAGTAATTCACTGGATTTTGGGGTGTGCGAGGTTTGTGGCAAATAGCCGTTATGAAACTGTTATCAAAAAGTGCCTAAATAGATTTGACACTGGGCTTAGTTAGTGTTTCAATATCTATAACAACAGTTCATTCAACGAAGGGAAATCAAAATGAACCGCACAGACCTAACCGCTTACGAAACCAAGACACTACACGAAGCAACCTTGCAAATTCGCAAACATTCACTTGCAGTTGGTGCATTCGTCACACGCTACGGACGTGAAGAAGTTCTTGCAGAAGCCGCAGAACTTTACTTGTCACTTCTTGAAGCACTTACTAACGATTTAGAAATTCGCACAGGTGCACTTGAATACTGGAATGCTTTCGCTGCAAGCCGTGCTAATCTTCGCCAGGTTTCACAAGCAGCCCAGTTGCAGGGACAGTTCCTTGAAATGGTTTTGACCAATGCACTTGCAGACCGAAAGGTGGCCGCATAATGGGAACCCTAAAATTCATTTTCGGCTTCATAGTTTTCTTTTTGCTTTACGCAGCCGTTGACCTGCTAGTGCCACTTATTCCAGAATGGGTTGGCATTGCTTTTCTAATCAGCATTGTTGCTGGCCTAGTTCGACTAATGTTCATAATCGCAAAGAAGGGAAACTAATGACACTGGAACAAACACCACAAGTGCTAGAAGCCCGCACAGCGGCACGCGACGCACTAATGAACGCAATGACACTACCAAGCACGCACCCAATCTGGGACGTGTATGTTGCAGCAATCACTGCTTACGCAGAAATAACAGACCAAACACCACAGCAAGCACACACAGAACTTTGCGGGGGCCTAAATGCGTAAACTACGCGAAGGCTACGAAGCCCGTCCAGAAAACTGCGACCTATGCCACAAAAAAGTTCACGCCAAGCGTTTGTGCATGGGCCACTACCTGAAGGTTTGGCGAAGCAAGCCAGCCGCAGGAAAAAACATGGAAACAATCAAAGACGCAAAGCCAGGTGAACTTTGGGCATTAGCAAAGGAAATGAACCTTGTTTAACCTAACTGACTTAGACATGGAACGCTTAGATTTGTCTTATAGGACTGGTATAAAACTAACAGCGGAAGAAATGCAAAAAACCTTATTGAAAGAATTTGGTTATGCAGGTCTTTTGTCTGTAGCAAGAAAAAAACAAATAACAGAATACAACGTTGTGCAGAGGGCAGCCTATGACGGCACCTTGCACAATCTATGGAAGGGAAAGAAATGACAACTTATCTACATTATGGACTTAGCGACATTACTAAAGCCATTGAAGAAGGTAAAGAAGCAGAACAGCACCGCATTATTAAGTTGCTAGAGGAAAATCTAATTAGTGCAAAACTTGGAGTTATCCCAGTAGGCAACTCTAATTGGTGGCAAAAGGGAATGGAATACGCAATCGAACTTATCAAGGGGCAAACAAATGACTAACCAAGAACGCAACAAAGACGCACTAATAGCCCATATTCAGGCATTAGACACAATCATTCGACAGCGAAACAATCGCATTGCTGAACTGAACGCTTTATTGGCTGGTGAAGAAGTCAAACCAGTTTCCGAAGTTGTTCAGAAAAAAGTGGATAAGGCTTACAACAAAGGTTGGAAAGACGCTTACCGTGCCATAAACCAATACATAAACAAAAACTGGGACTTTATTCACTTATCTACACCACCTGAAGGGGAAACCAAATGACCGAATACAGAACCGACATTTTCGCAACAAACCACCCAGCAGTTCGCAGCAAGACATTAGCCGCAGCAAAAGACAACGACGGACTTTTCGAAGCAGCATTGTCTGAAACGTTTGAAGAAGCCAAAGCGTTGCTAATCAAGAAGCACCTTGACTATGGACCGCGTAACATTGCAGACGCACCAGGCGGTGCACTGAACGGTTTGCGTGTAAGAATGCACGACAAGACCGCACGCATAAACCACTTGATTGACAACGCAGCAGACCCAGAAAACGAATCCCTACGCGATTCCTACCTGGACCTTCTGAACTATGCAGCGATTGGGCTAATGGTCCTAGACGGGAACTGGCCAAGTGACTAAGCAAGCCCGCCACCGCGCAAACCTACTTCGTCAACCACGACTAACATTGCGTGTTCGCATTCGCGGCACAATAAACCGCCTACTTCACAGCAAGCACAGAAGGGAAACGTGGGTGCCTTGGTAGATTACACAAAACTTCCAACAGACTACGTTGACCGCTACACACCAGAAGTAGCCCGTGAAGCAGGATTCAAAGCAGGACTAATCCAAGCGTTTGTAATGGCAAGTGCAATAACCAAACCAACCAAACAGGTCAAAGACTTGCTTGCCGAATTAGAAAAGAAAATAAATGAGTAAGAAAACATTCAAGTTCGGTGAAGATTATATTGTTGCGTATGGCCGTGTAATCTGGAAAGTCAAACGCTACCGCAACAAACCAATCGAACTAAGAATAAACGCACGCAAACGCCGCGACGCACAGCCGTGGGCAATGACAATAAGGGAAGACCAATGGCACACGAAGAAGAACTAGATTTTGAAACACGACTTGACTTGCTACAGATTGAGTTAGACGAAATTGGTGAGATACTTGCCGCATTAGATAAAAAAATGAAAGCCGTCGCAACAATCTTCACAGAGGAAAACAACTAATGGAAATCACAGTTTGGACTAAAAGCAACTGCGTTCAGTGCACACAAACCAAGAAGGAACTAACTAAGCGTGGCATTGAGTTCGTAGAAAAGAACCTTGAAGACGACCCTGAACAAATGCAGAAGTTCATTGAAGACGGATACATGTCTGCACCTATCGTGACCACAGACGTGAAAACTTGGTCAGGTTTCCGCATTGACAAAATCGCTTCACTAACCGCCTACCTTATGGGTCAAAAAAAGAATGGCTAAGTTCGGCTGGTGCCTAACAAACCAACATGAAGTTTGCATTTTCAACAGCACAGACAATCTATGCAGTTGCGAATGTCACGAAAGGAAAGAATAAATGCCACGCCCACCAAAAATGGTTCAAGAAGCAGCACAACGCGCACTTGACTGGATTGCTGAAGGAAAGCAAGGTTCAGGCTTCACAAGCGTTGGCCGTGTTCGTGCAGGACAGTTAGCACGCGGTGAAGAAATCAGCATGGAAACAATCGCACGCATGAAGTCTTACTTCGCACGTCACGCAGTAGACAAAGACGCACAAGGTTTCAACCGTGGCGAACCAGGTTATCCAACACCAGGACGTGTCGCATGGGACGCTTGGGGTGGGGACGCTGGTGAAATCTGGGTTTCAGGAATCAAGTGACAAAAGCCTTCAGTTCCTTTATTGGCTGAAGCAAGCGAAACAATTCAACGAACAACAGAAGGGAAACAACAATGAGTGACCTGCAAGACCTAATACACAAAACAAGCATGGACTGTTTAGAACGTGGCAAACTACTAGAACGCGCAAGAATCAAAGTAGCAATCTTAGAACGCGTGCTAGACCTAAAGAGTTGCAACGACGACGACGACTGCCACCTGTTCGGGGAATTTATCGAATCCTACATTCCAGAATGGTTAGGGGAAGAAGAATGAAACGACTAAAAGGCCGCAAGTATTGGCGGGGATTCTTTGACGGATTCGACCAAGGCGTAAACAACGGCGTAGACGCAGCAAACTACCTGCTACTTTTAGAACTGAAACGCATAGGTTCAACAGGCGACAACTTCGAAGCCAAATGGTCAGACGTAGAAGCCCTATTTCCCAACAAAATAGTAGAAAAAACAAAGCAAACCAATGTCTACTTTTAGCCCCCGAAACACCTTTACTTCTTATGTAGAAGGTTTAGGTGACTGCATTCACGCCAACCCAAAGGGCTATTCGGTGGAATGTTCAGGGGTCAGGTAGGTGGGTCTGAACTTCTTCCGCTACATAATGACTTGCCCAAACGGGCACACACTGCTTATGACACTGATAGAAGGCAACCACCCCGCACCATTCTGCGGGTCATGCCTAGCACAATGGCAAAGCATTGAAAGGCAACCATGCAAGGCTACGACCTAGACGACACACTTGCAGCAGTAGACTATGAGCAAGCCAGTGTCCGCGGGCTAGTCAACGTTTTCAAATCGGCCAAAGTAATCTACAAACCTTCAGCCCCGTTCGTTGTAATCACAGCAAGACCGCACGCAAACGCTGAACAACGACAAGCAACAACACAATGGTTGAAAGAAAACCAACCAAACTTCAAAGCAATCTACTACGTTCCAAGCGGAAGCGAAGCAACAGTAGCCAAGTCCAAGGCAGCAGTAATCAAACGCCTAAACCTTGACAGTTATACCTGCGACAACGCAGAGTTCAACGCACTACTGAAGCCACTAGTTCCAGGGGTTCGCGTCTACAAAATGAACGCAGACGGCACAAAGAAACCTGCCTAGCCGCAACAAAAAAAGAAACACACGCCCCACCACCGTGTCAAAAATACGGGGGTAGGGACAAAAGTTTGATAGGGTGGGGTCATGCTTGCACCCACCCCCTGCGCGGACCCACAGTGCCACGCCACAGCAGTTCGTGAAGGACGTTGCCAAGACCACCAACGACCACGGTGGCAAGGCACAACACGCAAGCAACGACTACCAAAAGACTGGACAACCAGAAGGCTAGTAGTCCTAAAGCGTGACAAAGGCGTTTGCTACCTTTGTGGCCAACCAGGTGCAGACCGCGTTGACCATATAGTTCCAGGCGACAACCACAGTTTGACCAACCTGGCAGCAGTTCACGACGCAGTTGAACCACACTGCCACCGCTACAAGTCCAGCCAAGAAGGACACGAAGCACAGCAAGGAAACAGGGTAAGGCGTAGACATTGACACCTTCGAACAACTGTTCGTTTACCCAGGGGGGACCCCCTACCCCCCGTGTCGCACATGCTCGGCGCGATTAGCCAATACAGCCGTTCGGGATTCCCAAGGGGGGCCTAGGGGCACAAACCGAACAACCGTTCGAATAAGACTTGCACCACCATAGCCCGCACGGGCACCAGTTATCCCGCACGGGAAGGAAACCAGCCGCATGGCTACAGGCAGACCAGCAGGACGACCTGCTAAACCAATCGAAATGCACCGCATGGCGGGCAACCCTTCTAAGAAGCAGTTGCCTGACGCACCTATGCCAGGGGAAGGTTTGACTTCCACAGCAGGTGTTCCAACAGCCCCCGATTTAGGGGAAGCAGGCTTGGCCCTTTGGGACCATGTTTGGCAAGCGGGCCGCACTTGGTTGTCGCCTGAATCCGACGTGACTATTGTCACAATGCTTTGCGAAGCGCAAGACGACTACGCACTGATTCGCGACCTGCTGAACACAGGTGCCGAACCACGGTTCTACATAACTGCCAACGGCCAAATGGTCACGCACCCACTTGTGGTTCAGTTGCAGAACCTTCGCGCACAAATGACTTCATGGCTTGCTGCCATTGGTTTCAGTCCCGCAGACCGTTCACGTCTTGGACTTGCTGAAGTCCGTGTTCGTGACGAACTAGACGAATTGCACCGTAGACGTGTTGACCGAACTGCCACCGCCTAGCCCCGAATGGGCACCAGCGTTTTCGGTTCCTAGCCGCAGCAACAAAACACTTGGCCCTGAAGTCACAGACTTTGCGGCAACCTTGCTGAAAGCCAGCCGTGGTTTCAAAGTTGGCGAACCGCTTGAATTTACTGCTTGGCAGTCTTGGCTTATGGACCGCCTTTTAGAGTTGGACCCAAACACTGGTCTTATGCGTTTCCGTAAGGCACTGATTCTATTGCCACGCAAGAACGGCAAATCGTTGCTGGGAACTTCTTTGGCTTTGCACCACCTAGTATTTGGTGAAGCAGGTGGACAGGTTTATTCCGCAGCGTCGGACCGTTCACAGGCGAAAATTGTTTTTGGTGAAGCACGTCAACAGGTTTTGAACAATCCTTCACTATCCAGAATTTTGAAAGTTTACCGCGACGCGATTGAACTGCCTTCCAAGGGAAGCGTTTACCGCCCACTTTCCGCAGACGCTATGCGTGCACACGGACTTGGACCGTCACTGGTTGTTGCGGACGAACTTCACGCTTGGCCTTCTTCGGCAAGCAACCAACGCGGCGACGAACTTTGGGACGCACTGACCCAAGGTTCAGCGGACCGCCCTGAATCACTTGTGGTTGGAATCACAACCGCAGGGGGTCACACAGACACTTTGCTTGGCCGTCTTTATGAGCACGGAAAAGCAGTGGTTGAATCCAACGGCGAATTGGACCCGCAGTTTGGCTTCTGGTCTTGGGAAGCGTCTAATGACGACGACCCTACAGACCCAGAAGTTTGGCGAAAGGCTAACCCGAACCTTGCCGAAGGACTTCTTGACATTGGCGACTTCGAAGCGGCTATTGCTTCGGCTGGTTCTGCTGGCTTCGCAGGTTTCCAACGTTATCGTTTGAACCAGTGGGTTCGAATGGCTGGTGAAGATTTTATTTCACCGCACCACTACACGGAAGCACAACGCGAACAATCCGTTCCGCTTGGTGCAGAAGTTGTTGCTGGTTTTGACGGTTCTGTTTCTGGCGACGCGACTGGCATTGTCATTCAAGATGTCAACACTGGAACCATGAGTGTTCACGCAGTTTGGGAACCAGACCACAGCGACCCTGACTGGACTGTTGACCGTGCAGACGTGAACCGCGCCATGGAATTACTTTTTGAAAATTACAATGTTAGAATGTTATGGTGTGACCCGTCATTCTACGAACCAGATGTTTTAGAATGGTCAAAGCGTTGGAAGAAACGTGTGGAACGTATTCCACCAACGAATCACCGAATAGCCCCTTTGTCGCAGCAATTTATTGCAGACCTTGTGGCTAAAGAAATCGGTGGCGACCAAGACCCCCGTTTGAAACGTCACTGCTTGAACGCAGTGGCTACTGAAGCAGGGTCCTTCAAAAAAGAAAAGAAGGCAAGCCCCCGAAAGGTGGACCTTCTTGCTTGTGCAGTCCTAGCAAATGGTGCACGACACGCTACGAAAGACCGCAAGCAAATCACGACCCGAAGGGCAACAATCCTATGAGCCTAACAATGGACGAACTAGCGGTTTTGGACCGCATGTTTCAGAAGTTGCGTCACCACGACGGCAAAAACCACCTTCTTGAAAACTACTACGAAGGCAAGACCCGTCTAAAGGACCTAAACATTTCAGTTCCACCAGCATTGCGTTTGGTGGACAGTGTTGTTGGCTGGGCTGGAACCGCAGTTGACGTTCTTGAAGAACGCCTAGACTTCGAAGGCTACATTGGTGGCGACACCTTGGGCTTGAATGAAATTTTTCGTGCCAACGAACTAGACCTTGAAAGTGGTCTAGGTCACAAGGACGCACTAATTTATGGTGTTGGTTTTGTGTTTGTTGGCAAGGGTTCAAATGGTGAAGCAGACCCGCTGATTACTATTGAAAGCCCGAAGAAGGCAACCGCATTGTATGACATGCGTAGCCGTCGCCTATCGGCAGCATTGCTTGTAGACCGTGACGACATTGGTGAAGTTCAATACGGCAAACTATATCTGCCAAATGAAACAATCACTGTTGAACGTGAAAACAATCTTTGGTTTGAAATTGACCGCGACGTTCACAACCTTGGACGTGTTCCAGTTTCACCTTTGGTAAACAACCCACGTTCAGGCGACCCAGACGGACGTTCAGAAATTACAAAGGCAGTTCGTTCTTACACTGACAGTGCTATGCGAACTTTGCTTGGTGCAGAAGTTGCACGCGAATTTTATTCAGCCCCGCAGCGTTTCGTTTTGGGTGCGAAAGAAGATTTGTTCTTGGACAGTGACGGCAACGCAATGAACCCTTGGTCTGTAATCCAGGGAAGAATGCTTGGCGTTCCTTACAACGACGACGACGGTGTAATGCCGCAAGTTGGCCAGTTCCAGGCAAACAGCCCTGCACCTTACTTTGAGCAAATCCGTCAATACGCGCAACTGATTGCAGCGGAAACTGCAATTCCTGCTTCTTACCTTGGATTCCAAACTGACAATCCTTCGTCTGCGGACGCTATCCGTCAAATGGAAGCCCGTTTGGTGAAGCGTGCAGAACGCCGCCAGCGTCAATTCGGACGGACCTGGTCAGAGGTTGCAAAGTTGGCTTTGCTAGTTCGTGACGGTGAGATTCCTGCCGAAGCAGCAAACATTCGCCCGATTTGGCGTGACGCTTCTACACCTACCCGTGCAGCCGCAGCAGATGAAACAACCAAACTTATTCAGGTTGGTGTGCTTACACCTGATTCTGAAATTGTTTACAACCGAATTGGTTTGTCTGACAGCGACAAGCAGGTTATCAAGGCAGAAAAGGCTGCTTCTTCTGCAAGAAGCCTAGTTGCGAACCTAGCAGACGCAGCAAGGGCCGCAACAAATGGCAACACAACAGCCTAAATTTGTCACTACCGAAGACGGTAGACGCATAACTTATGCACGTTGGAAGTATGAGCAACAAATTCAGCAAGAAACAGTAATCAAGCAAGTCAATGACCTTATTACTGCTTCAGCGACAGGTGTTGTTAGAACCGCAGCAGACCTTGGCCAACAGGAATACGGTGCTTTCCTTCGCACAGTAATTCCAGAACTACTTGACCAATACGGCAACGTAAATGCAACTGCTGCT